CTAAGAAGTGTTGACCTAAGAGGTGCTGACCTAAGTGATGCTTACCTAAGAGGTGCCGAACTAATAGGTGCTTACCTAAGAAGTGCTGACCTAAGTGGTGTTGACCTAAGTGGTGTTGACCTAAGTTATGCCAACCTACGGGATACCAACCTAATAGGTGCTGACCTAACTGATGCTGATCTAATTAATGCTTACCTAAGAAGTGCTGACCTGAGAGGTGCCAACCTAAAAGGTGCCGACCTGACTGGTGCTGACCTAAGAAGTGCTGACCAAATAGGTGCCTACATGATGGGTGCTGACCTAAGAGGTGCTGACCTAAGAGGTGCTCATTTAAATAACACTAAATTTTAAGGGAGGACTCTATAGTAAATACACAAAACTGACTAGAGGAATAAATGAACAGCTCAAAATACACACCAAACAATTGGGTTATAATTAAAGTTAAAGAGACAGGCCTTTTTAAAGTTTTAGGGGGCTGGAGTGGAGGTTACCTTGATGGTGACTATTGGCGTTTAAACAGTGGTATCACTAAGGTAGAACTTGATGGTAACTATTGGCTGTTTTATGGAAACAGTGGATCAATATATAAATGCCACAAAGATTCTTATCGCCTTAGTCACAATACTTCAGGTATATACCGACAACTTGACGAAGAGGGACTGGTTGACTTATTAGATGACTGTGAGGACTGGTTAAATTTATTAGAGGCGGAAGCACCGGAGGAGAAATGAAGGACAAGGTAGCTGAATATTACGAAAAGAACTACAAGGCATTGGTGAAGAGAGCACGTTCCCGTCTTGATAACCCTGATGACGCGGAGGAAGTTGTGTCAGAGGCAGTCATTACTGTTCTACGGCAAGTTACTACAGGGGCTTTGACGGAGGAAGATAAGATACCTAACTTCTTTACTACAGCCCTTAAGTCTAGAGCGTATGACCTGTATCGGAAGAACGTCCGTATAGGTGTTAAGGACGAGATTATAGAATCTGGTTTAGTATCCGCCCAACAGTTTGAGGAGGACAGCGGGCCAGAGGCCGTTTTGGAGGCGGAGGAAGAGTCTAGGCACTTGGTGGAGCTAATTGATATAGTCCCTAGCGAAAAGAAACGTAAAGTGTTAACACGGAGTCTGGTCTATAGCCAGAAAAACAGGCAGATTGCTGAAGAGTTAGGTATCACCCCGCAAAGGGTTAGCCAGATCTGTGGTTCTTTTATTAAGGAATTTGAGTACACATAGAAACATATCTATAGGAGGTTGTTTTGAAAGTATGCGTAGCTGACTTAGAAGCCAATGGTCTACTACAAGAAGCTACGGTTGTCCACTGCGGGGTGTTCAAAGACATTAACACTGAAGAGGTGTTTAAGTTTAAGAATACTGAAATTATAGCAATGCTACAGTTTATGGACACCGTTGATGTGCTCATAATGCACAACGGGATAGGCTACGATTGGCCCCTGCTAAGAAGACTGTACGGCTATGAGTTCAAAGGTAAGAAAGTTGACACGCTTATTATGTCAAGACTTCAGTTCCCTGATCGTCCCCGTCCTTGGGGGATGCAATCAGCAGCTGGGCCACATAGCGTAGAAGCTTGGGGTTACCGTTTCGGTCGGTGGAAGCCGGAGATTGAGGACTGGTCGCAATACACACCAGAGATGATGCACCGCTGTAGCGAGGATGTAGAGATACAGCACTTGATATATAAGGAGTTGATGCAAGAAGCTAGAGGGTTTGAATGGCGGCCCGCATGGCTGTTGAACTTTAAGCTATTCGAGGTACTCCAACGACAGGAAGAGTACGGCTGGTTAGTTGACAGGGAACATATGGACCGTTGCCAATACTTTTTAACTAAATGGATGGATAACCTGCGTGGTGCTATAACCCCTACACTTCCTATGGTATTGGAGGTGAAGGAGACTAAGAAGGCTGGGATATACAGTTATATCAAATCCCCGTTCCTTAAGTCAGGTAAGCCTAACGCCCACGTAGTCAAGTACTGGGGAGATGACGTTCACCTAATAGCCGGTCCCCACAGTCGTGTACAGTTCCGTCACGTATCTATGGACAAGGACAGGGAAGTTAAAGACTATCTTCTCTCGATAGGTTGGATACCTGCGGTCTGGAACAAAAGTAAGAAGACAGGAGAGAGAACTGGCCCTAAGTTAAACTCGGACGATCCGTTCGAGGGTGTTACAGGAAAGATTGGTAAATCATTAGCTAGATACGTAGTGTTCAAGGATAGACACTCGACCATAAAGGGGTGGATGTCACGTACTCGCCCTGACGGGAGACTTGAGAGTAGAGTATCAGGGTTGGCGAACACAGGGAGAGCGAGACATGCCAACATCGCTAATGTGCCGAACGTAGACACTTTCTTCGGGAAGTGGATGCGTAAATGCTTCATCGCACCGGAAGGAAGGGTGCTAATAGGCTGTGATGCAGGGGGTTGTCAAGACCGTATGCTTGCACAGAGGGCTAAGAACCAAGAGTTTACCGACATGCTGCTTAACGGAGACAAGGCGTTAGGCACTGACGGCCATTCTCTTGCTATGAAGGCGGTAAATATTGCCCACAAAGCTCATGGACTCGCTCCAGTGGTCCGAGGAAAGGCGAAGAACTACAACTTCGGTTGGAAGTTTGGGGCGTCTGACGGGAAACTCGGAGAGATGGGTGGAGGGGGCGAAGACGCAGGGATGTCTATCCGCAAGGAATTAGAGAAAGTCTTCCCTGCACAGGCCGCTTTGGTTGAAAGACTGTCTGATGAATGGAGAGGTAACGCTCATGTAGAAGAGAAGTGGGGACGTAAAAGATATAAGAACGGATGGATTAGAGGGTTGGATGGAAGACCTGTCTTCATCGAATCTGAACACGCGATTCTTGTATACGTACTCCAGTCCGACGAGGCTATAACAATGGCTGCCGCTTATGTCATGCTCTATAAACGCTTGCTAGCAGCAGGGTTTGAATGGGGCAAAGATTGGGCGTATGTTTGTTGGTATCACGATGAATACACTATTGAGTGTGAAGAGGAACATGCTGACAAGATCAAGCAGATGGCAGAGCAAGCTATTGTTGATGCCGGTACGTTCTTTAAGCTAGACCACTGTCCTCAAGTTGGGGACGCGGAAGTAGGTAAAAATTGGTATGAAATACACTAGGAGATAAATATGGCACGTAATGCTAATAACGCACCAGCACCGACTGGTAACAAAGTAGAACAGAAAGCCCTTGACGGAGCTTTCCCCGCTCGTATCGTTCAAATTGTATTCTTAGGAGTACAAGAGCAGCGGGCTTATCAAGGCCAGCCTAAACCCCCATGTGACTCAGTACGTATTACGTATGAGTTATCACACGAGTTTATGGCCGATGAAGAAGGTAACGAGGTAGAGGATAAGCCTCGTTGGGAGTCAGAGACTATCCCGTTCAAGGCGGCTAGTCTTGACTTAGCCACAAGCACTAAGCGATTCAAGGCTTACCGTCCCGGAGTTACTAGCTTGAACGAGTATGTCTGGGATAGCACCCTGCTAGGTACAGCGGTACAGCTTACTATGAAGTCCCGTACCGTGAAGGAAGGTGCCCACGCAGGCCGTACCTTCAACGACGTCAAGGGTGTTACACCAGCGGCTAATATGCCGGGCTATACACAGCCTGACTTGGTTAACCCCGCCCTCTTCTTCGATCCTGAAGACGATGCGGTAGATGCGGCGGTGTTTAACGACCTGCCTCAGTGGTTACAGGATGAGATCAAGAAAGCTAATAACTACCAAGGAATGCCTTTATACACTGCCTTGAAAGGGGGCACAGCTCCTGAGAAAGCTGATAAAGCGCCGGAAGCAGTTCCTGAAGCCCCTTTAACGGAAGGCGGTAAAGATGCAGACAATCCCTACTAAGCTAGAAGCTAAGGAGTGGAACGATCGGTTTACTGATGAGAGGGTTGCCCATATTGGGCAGCCTGCCACTTCCCCGTGTATTAAAGAACTATGGCGCACTACAGACATAATCTGGGGTGGAAGATCCACACAGATAAACCCTGAAGGTGATGTCAGGACTGTTGACACAGACGCATTGTATAAAGGCGGCAACCTAAAAGCTAAGTATATAGGCAAAGGTATGACTGAAACCGCCAAGGGTGTGTTCACGCTGATGGAGGAAGAACTGTGAAGGCTTTAGTAGACGCTGACATGATTAGGTACGCCCTAGCTTTTGCTTGCCAGAAGAAAGAGGAGGACGGAACGATAACGGTAGCCGATGAGGGGTCATGGAAACACTCTGTTAACATGTTCATCAAAAGCGTTATGAAGAACAGCGGTGCTACGGGATACCCTTTGTTATATTTAACAGGTAAAGGAAACTTCCGTGAGAAAATTGCTAAGAAGAAGGTCTATAAAGGGTCGCGCAAAGAAGAGAAACCGTTGTTATATAACGACATCACGACCTACCTTATCGACAGTTGGGGTGCCCAAGTCGTAGAAGGTATGGAAGCGGATGATGCTATGGCTATTGAGCAGACATCTGATCGAGTCGCTACTTGGAAAGGTGCTATGGGGCTGGAGCTAGAGGAGAAGGATGCTCTAACATGTGGAACTATAATCTGCACCAACGATAAAGACTTACGTATGGTGCCCGGTTGGCATTATAGTTGGCCTGTCGGTGAGCATATCGGCGAGAAGGAGCCTTACTTTGTGCAAGGGAAGGGTGAGATCGTTCCTAAGTACCATAAGACGAAGACATACAAGGACGGATCTCCGCAGCTTGTTAGGTGCGACTGTACCGGATACAGTTTATTTTATTATCAGTTAATAGTAGGAGATTCAGTAGATAATATTCCCGGTGTACCGAGGGCTGGTCCACGTAAGGCGTATGAGACGTTAAATACTCTCGACACAGAGCTTGAAATGTACAAGGCTGTATATGAGTTGTATGAAGAGAAGTACCCTGAGAACGCCTTAGAGGAGCTTCTAGAGCAAGCTTATCTATTGTGGATGGTCAGGGAGCTAGATAAAGAAGGTAACCCCGTTATGTGGGTTCCACCGATAGGAGAGTAATATGGAAGAAACCGAAGTATTGTACGAAGCCAGCTGTAGCCTCGACCCACAAGACAGTGTAACTATTGAATCTAATGGGGAGATTACAGTTAACTTTAAAGACCACATGAACTACGGCGTTAAGCTAGATATGGTAGAGATGCGAGAGTTCGCAAGTGCCTGTGTTAAAGCCGCTGACGTCTTAGAGAACAGCTACCGCTTAATATACGACTATATAGATAAATAGGATCTAATATGGACGAGGAAGATGGTAAAAAAGATGACGATAATGTGCTTAAATTCAAGCCGCGTGTACCCCCAGAGGCGGAGGCCCTGTGCTGCCCTGAATGTGATTGCCCGTTCTGGTCTGTTGACGAAGAACGGGTAGTAAGGTGTGGGTGGTGTTATTGGGAACTAGATGGCGAGGAAGAGGATGAGTGATAAGCCCTACAACGACGGAGAATGGACACAAGGGCGTATGGACAGTTTTATTAAAGGGTTGATACGCCAAGGGCTGACCAAGTGGGGACCAAGACACGAATGTATTAAGCGTGCTAGAGTCCGGCGTGGTTGGTATAAATGTGACGGGTGTGGTAAAGAAGTTCCCGCAAGTATTAAACGGGAGCTTAAAACCAAGCCCGGCGTATGGAAGAAGGTTAAGAACATATATGCCGACCACCGTAACCCTATTATAGACCCAGCCGTAGGTAGACGTACATGGGATGAAGTCATAGCCAGAGCTTTTGTAAATCTGGATGAGTTTGATGCCTTGTGTTACGCTTGTCACGAAACCAAGACAGCCGAAGAAAGAGCTATAGCCACTAAGAGGAAACAAGATGAGCGAAACAAGAAACTATAAAGGCTACTCGATGTTTGATGATGTAGAAAATAAAGAGCTACAGGCTTACAACAGAGCGGTAGCCATGCGTAATATTAATACGGACTTAGGTAAGGAGGATGTTAAGGAGTATTGTCACATGCTGACAATGCCTGATAAACTTAATGCTGTACGAGAGTTAGCGAAAATAGCGGGGATGGCGTAATGGAACATGAAGAGACAAACTATATTAACCTAGCACTTGCGGAGAGACAAGGTTTGGATGAGGCCGCGATCAAAAAACTTAACAAGCTCCATGAGGAGATGCGGGAGCTTAAAACACGGTGGGCAGGGATTAAGAATCCTACCATCTGTGACCAAACCTGTGTTCTTATGGATGTTGAAGACATAGAGTTTGACATGCAAGAAACATGGGGTTTCAATCAAGATGCTGCGAGGCATACACACCGTACCTTCTTTTCACTACCTGACGGGAGAAAGTAACAATGGCAAGAGTTGGTATTATTGGAGATACACACGAGCCGTACTGTTTAGACGGCTACTTAGAGTTTTGTCAGGAGACGTTTGAAGCGTGGGACTGTGATCGGATCGTCCACATTGGAGATCTAATCGACCACCATGCTTTGTCTTTCCATGACTCAGAGCCTATGCTTAAGGGCATCAACGGGGAGCTGGAGGACGCGAGAGAGCGACTACAGCCTTGGTATGAGGCATTCCCTAAGCTACAACTGTGTAATGGTAACCATGACCTTATCCCAGCTAGACAGCTGAAGAAGCTCGGCATGGACGCCGAAGTATGGATGCGTCCTTTGCAAGAAGTGTACGACATGCCAAAAGGTTGGGAGATTGTAGATACAGTTACTATTGACGGGGTGCTATACCATCATGGATATACAGCTAACGGCGTCAACGGTTTCCGAAGGGATGCTGAACAACGTATGTGTAGAACTGTTACAGGACACGCCCACGGGAACTGCGGTATCTCTGCTAGTGCTAGCCAACACCGCCTTGTTTGGGGGATGGCTGTAGGCTGTGGGGTAGATGTAGACTCTATGGCAATGGCCTACGGCAAACACTTCTTACGTAAACCTATTATCGGTTGCGGGGTAGTAATAGAAGGCGAGCCTTATGTTAACTACATGGACTTAGGGGAAGATGCATGAGTTTAATCAGTAGAAAAGAGAGGGCTGTATATGATACGGTATTCCTTAGCGCTGTTCTGTCTTTAATGGCTTACACAGGCTTCAGGTTATACATCGTATACAGTGAAGGAACTAACTTAGCGTTGGGGTAATTATGTTATTAGTATTTACTTTAGCGCTATTTCAAACAATCACGTTTGCTGTGGCTTCAAGAGCACGTAACCGAGATCACTTTTCTTACGCATTCACAGCCACATTCGTAGGAAACATAGCATGGTTTATATGTTTCCGACAGATGGACATAGATGCTTGGGACACTGCCTTAATAGTACCGTATGCATTGGGTGCCGCTATTGGAGGAGCGATAGGGATGAAAGTCTCTATGATCTTGGAGAGAGCACTATATGCAAGCGCCGATAACCATTTGGAGGAGTTATGAAAGCATTAGATACGCAGGAAGGGGGGAGTCACTACAAAGACTTCCCTATACAGCCGATCGAGTTCATTACCAAAAACAACTTACCTTACTGTGAAGCTAACATAGTTAAGTATGCTTGTCGATGGCGGAATAAGAACGGCTTAGAAGACTTAAAGAAGATCAAACACTATGTTGATCTATTAATAGAACTAGAAGCACTGGAGGTGCCATTTTGAGTGAGTTTAAGAACGGGTTTGCTGAGAACATCTTTCAACACAAGTATGCTACATTCCCCGGCCAAACTTGGAAAGAAAAAGCTGGCGATATTGTCGATGACGTAACCCATAACCACTTGAATGTTAAGGATCGAGGAGACTTGTATGACGCTATACGGGCCTTCAAGTTCCTTCCCGGCGGCAGGTACATCTACTATGCTGGCCGTAAGGCACGGTTCTACAATAATTGTTTCCTATTAAAAGGGGAGGAGGATACTCGTGAAGAATGGGGCAGACTGTCTCGTAGGGCATCTGATTGTCTTATGTCAGGCGGGGGTATTGGGATTGATTACAGCGTGTTCCGGCCTAGAGGAGCGCCTCTCGGACGTACCGGAGGTACAGCAAGTGGTCCTATCCCTCTCATGCACACCATCAATGAGTTGGGAAGAAATGTCATGCAAGGTGGGTCTAGACGATCTGCTATATACGCATCCTTAAACTGGAAACACGCCGACGCTTCTGCCTTCCTTGTGGAGAAAGATTGGGAGAACAATGGCCCAGTAGACGACATGTCTTGGAAAGAGATTAAGGAAGGTAACTACAACGCAGCTGCCCCTCTGGACATGACGAATATCTCGTTGAACTATGACAACGACTTCTTGTCGGAAGTATACGACATGACGTTCGAGGAGTTGTGTGACATATACTCTACAGAAGGGCTGTATGGCATCTATATGTTACCTATAGTAAACATTCCTGATACATTCATGGAGAATGTACGATGGGCCATGAAGAACGGGGAACCCGGATTCAGCTTCAACTTCTTTGAGTTCGTTAACGAGACGCTAAGAAATGCTTGTTGTGAGGTGGTATCAGCGGATGACTCAGACTGTTGTAACTTAGGTTCGATAAACATGGGCAACATCGCGACTATCGAAGAGTTTAAAGAGATAGTGCGTGTAAGCTCCATGTTCCTTGTCTGCGGGACGTTAGAAGCAGACTTACCTTCCCATAAGATCCACGAGATACGCGATAAGAACCGCCGTCTGGGGCTAGGACTGATGGGAATACATGAATGGTTATTAAAGAGAGGGTATAAGTATGGGATGTGTGAAGAACTGCGGGAATGGTTGGAGGTCTACCAATCTGAGTCTGAACGTGCTGCGAATTTACTCTGTGACTATATCGGTATTAATCGTCCTGTTGCTTATCGAGCCATTGCACCAACAGGAACAATCGGAATCCTTGCCGGTACAACCACCGGAATCGAGCCGTTGTTCGCCGTTGCCTACAAGCGTCGTTACCTTGTTGGCGGAGACCAATGGAAATACGAGTATGTGGTAGACTCAACAGCCCAGCTGATGATTGACCAATACAATGTAGACCCTGATAATATTGACACAGCTGGTACGATGGCCGAAGATCCTGAGAGACGTATTGCTTTCCAAGCAGACGTACAGGACTATGTGGACATGGCGATCAGTTCTACTTTGAACTTACCTGCTTGGGGTACAGAAGTTAACTGCGAAGATAGGGTAGAGGAGATGGCTAACATCATCGCTAAATACTCACCACGGTTACGTGGGTTAACGTTCTATCCTGACGGAAGTCGAGGTGGTCAACCGTTAAACGTTGTACCTTACGCTGAAGCTAAAGAAAGTGAAGGTATGGTATTTGAAGAGAATGGCGACGCAGCGTGTGCTAGCGGCGTATGTGGAATCTAACTAAGGAAATAAAATATGTATAAAGTATCAATTACTCGTGAAGAATATGAATATGAAGGCAACACCCATAACAGAATAGAAGATACGGTAAAGGACTACACGGGCTGTGTCCAGTTACGTATCAGCGACACTGGTGTAGTATCAGCTGACTTCTTTGACGGTCGCTCTGAAGTGTACAAGATGCATGAAGGGGATTCGTTAACTCGTGTCCCTCTTACGGATGAAGAGATCCTTGCTACGGAAGGCTTGGGTGAATGGTATTCTGAACAGAAGGCGCTGCACAAGGAAAAAGTAGCTCTAGAAGCGGGCGCAGGCTCCGCTACAGATACCCTTCAGTAAAACTAAAAAGGGCCGGTCAGATCTCTCTGGCCAGCCCTTATCCTTCCTACTTTAGCTTATTGACTGCCTTAGTCAACTCCTTAAGCCTCTCCCCATTATCTTCCATGTTTGTCATCAGGTGCTTTTGCCCTTCCTCTAGCCTCACAACACTCTGTACCATTTGTTCAACAACTTCCTTTGTACGGTTGTTAGATTTATGCTCCACTTGGAAGGCTGCTATAGCTTCTCCGTGAGAAACAGACTCTAGAGCTGTCCAAGAACCGATACTTAACAAGATAGCCATTACGACTGTCTCTAAGGCGAATAGATCCGAGTTCTTCATAAGGTCAAGTCCCCCGCCTTTATCGCCGCGTAACGCATGTCTGTTAAGGAACCTCTGTACCCTAAACCGTATAGGTATCCATGCAGGTCATCGTTGGTACGGTAAGGCAAAGAAGCAAGCAACTCCGCTCTCATGTCGCTGGTCGATCCATCCACACTCAATCCTTTCATATGCGCGTACATGGCATCGTTGAATGCTACAAGCGTCCCTCCCGCTGCCGTTATTTCCGACAAGGTTACAAAACTAATCCCGTTGGATATTCCTTGACTGAGCATCCAGTCTATTTCATCCCCCGTGAATATTGCACCCCCCGTAGGGAAATGGGTGAACTGTATAGGAAAGTAGCCCCCAATAGCTTTACAGTAGGTGGATAAGACATCCATTGATTCCCGAATCTGTGCCTCTTTTTGGGCAGCGGATAGTAGGTTATATGCAGCTACATCACCTTTGAATAGGTTATTTGTATCCTCAAGTTTAAAAGATCTTTGATATTTTATCGCATCACTTCCAATCGGCTGTCTTAACGGAATCACGCCATTGTTGGTGTATTGGGACACGGTAGAAGTATAACCAGCCGCTTGAGCATACCCATGATATGCCGTTAGCTCCGTATTACCTGAAGCGTAAAACAATATGGATTTAGGTTCTTCGCTTAAATGTTGTCCGTGTAAAGCCCTAGCTCCGTCAATATCTAAATCAAACCTAACCTGTGAGTTAATAGGCATTTCTGGAGCAAGCGGACCCATTGTTGCTGGTGCTGTGTAAGTGCCGTTAGTTGTGATGATAGTTGTATAGGTGTCATCCCAGCCCGCATTTGCTAACGTACCTAGATCACTTGGGAGGACTGACCAATTTGCAAGTGCATCTATTTTCCGAAGCACTCCTGTAGTGAACTTATTTAAAAACTCTTCACTCTCTCCGGCATCCGTATTATAAACAACAACCGATAAACGGTTCTCGAATACTTCCCACTGTGTGCCACTAGCGGATACTACAATCTCTCCCACACCGGCACCTGTATACTCAAAGTAAAAAGGTAAAGTTGTTTCGCTCCAGTCGTCTGTCCCACTAAGTCCCGCTGTGCCTAACTCTAAACCAGCATCAACCCAATCTTGGCATCCATCAGTTAAAGCACTAACAACCCCTAAATTTAAGGCATCGTCAGGGTAATAGGAAAGGGGCGCATTCCCGTTATTCTGGGACGCAGTGATGTAGCCCGCAGTATGTCCATCGGTAGCCATCGAGCTATCAAAGAACATTAACGACATTTTTCCTTCACCTTCACCAAGACCGCTAACCGCCTCAGTAGTCTTAACGCCAGCTCCTAGTACTATATTACCCCCGTAGGTTATCCACCCCTGTCTGTTAGTAACACAGGGCTGTACGATAGGAGACTCCTTAGAAACCTTATTAATACTTATGCTACCCGCAGTTGCATTAGAATTCTCTATTTCCGCAGAAGCATTAGTAGTTCCCGCAGAACAGCCGATAAAATAAGGATCATTAACGACCACTGTAGAGCTTGTGCTTAGGTTATTTATGTATGGCCCATTAATGGTATATAGGCAAACAGGGTCATTCAAGACCAGAGCAAGGTCAGTACTGACAGACCTGATCTCAAGGTTAGCTCCGTCCACAATTTCTACGCCATCTAGTATTAAAGCGGACGCTTGGCTGGAATAACACATAGAGGTACTAGTACCTAGCTTTAAGTTAGAAAGACTAACAGTCCCAGCCCCAGACAGCGGACCTCTTACTAAGTTACCGGCAGGGCTTTTTAAATACAATTTACCACCGCCCGATACTATAGAAACAGCGGGTTCTCTAAACCACACCATGTTGTCAGAAGCTGAAACGCCTGTACCGCCAATCAAGGTAAAGTCGTTAGCCCCTATGTCAACAATTACTGCCGCATTTAATGTCAGGAACTGCGTAGCCCCTGTATTAGCCGTAAGCGTTACAGTTTCGTCACCATACGGCCCAATCGACAAAGCTTTGGTTATAATAGTGTTAGTGGCCTCAGCGTAGTCGCCTTCCCTCCAACGTATCTCATCAACACCGTCTACCGCATCAGCATAGGCATCCCCCAAAGTAGCATAACAGTTATCAGAACCGCTTCCTGTAGTCCTACTTACTAGATCGTATGTAGCAGAGTTAACGAGAGCTTGCTCGTCTATATACCTGATTGTCATTTACTGAACCTCTCCAAAACCGCCTTAGCCATATCCTGTGGTGTAGGAGCAACCCACCCCACTATTGCAATGATTAACAGCCAATAGTCTAATTCATTGTGAATCTCTACAGTCTCTGCTGTAACCTCATCACCCATTTGTATTTCTTGCTTCTTATCCCCTACGGTAGTCTCAACTTCCAAGGAGGGGCCGGAGCCACCTCCTAGTGCAGTCTTAACGAAGTCTAGAGGGGTACAACTAGCCAGTAATAAGGTAATCGTTAGTACTAAAACCTTCACTTAGTATCCTCCTCATGCTCCAATATTAATTGTATCAGTCATATTAAAGTCTCTTTAGTTTAAAGTTATAAATTAATCACAGGTGTTTTAGTAGGCTCTACGTTTTTATTTATTTTGGCGGTATTACCATCGGAGAAATGAAATGTTCCCCCTTCAGTAGTCCACTCAACCTTGTCAATCGTAGGCCACCCTCTATTCTCTGCTAATATATTATAATCCTTAGCCCTTCTATTCCCCAGTCCTGCCAAGTTCTTCTGACCAGTTCGTATATTACTAACATACTCTTTGACATCCGCTAATTTAAAGTCTTTTGCTTCCGCTATTCTCTTAGCACTGCCAAACACCATGTTAGTGTTCCATGCAGTTGAAACTATAAAAGTCTTAGTTGGATTGTCCATACTATCTAAGTTTTTTACACTCTTTTTAGATAGCTTATAGAAGTGGTCATAAGCTTGTGTAGCCATAACTCTAGGATCTTCGTTCACAGGAATGTCTAAAGATTTACGAGTGCTTTCCTTTAAACCATAACCATGAGTATCTTTATCATTCGCCTCTGCTCCTTGATGACGTTTGACACCCTCAACTTCCGCCATAAGGTCTAAGAAGTGTGTTTGTTCAGGTGTTTCTCTAGGAGGGCTACTAATAGCTTCTTCTTGGACGGCCCCATCATACGCTGTTCTGTCATCAGGGACATCAATAGCAGCTTGGTTAACTTCAGAATCCACGGCCTCAGCCTGT